TATAATTTAGTAGTCTTGCTAGTCTTAGTACTGATTCTCTACGTTCTGCAAGTTCGAGGAAATTTTCTCTTGCATTTAAATCAATTCTAAAGGATAAATTTTGTCCAAGGAATGCTACTAAGTCAATTAGTGCAAGGTATTCACTTGATTCAATATAGTCGTTGAAATCCTCAGGATAATTAGTCCTAAGATATTCTATCATTGTTCGTCTTAAATTATCAAAGTCGTAACTTTGAAAGTCGGCATTGCGAAAAGATTGGTATATTGTTTTCCAATCCTCTGCAACTAGTAATCTGTTTTGTCTATCAGTAGCTGACATCTAATTTCCTCATATAACGTATTTATTATAAACTGTTATGTACGTAGTTAATTCTCTAAGCAAGTAAGCCAGCTTCTCTATCAAATTGTAGAGTCATAGCTTCAGCAATACTATAGTTTAGGTAGATTAGAGTACATTCAATTTGTATACCACTTTCATACGTATCAACAATAACATTATCAACAGTAACCCGAGGATCATAATTAATAATATCTGCTACATTCTCAATAATAGCGGCTTTTAGTCCTTCTGTTAATGGGTCAAATAGTAAGTCCCATATAATTGTCCCAAATTCAGGATTTTCTAATTTTTCACCTTGACGTATATGAAAATGGTTAATTATATCCTGTTTAATAACAGCAAGGTCGTACAATCTGTATCCGTCATTAACAGGATTTACTGTGCTTATAGATCTGTAAGACGCACTTGATGCTGGTTGTTTAGGCTTTGTAGAACTTGCTACATTTACCCTTTTGTATATATTTTTCTCTAAAGTACTCATAGTAATATTTACCCTCTACGCATAACCGGAATCTTTAGCATTCCTAGCTGCAGCAATTAATTGTGTAGGGGAGATTCTTGACTTGTTGCCTGCTACACCTTGATAATAACTTTCTCCTGTTTCGACTATTCTCTTACTACCTTGTTGTCTAAATGTAACTGGTAAACTGGCCCATTCTTGTGCCAATGATCTACAAAAAGCTGGCTCTGATTTGGAGCCTGAAATAAACGCATCAATTCCTCTTCTCTGCAGTAATTTACGACATAATTTATCTTGGTTAGCAGGACTGAATAACTCTGTTCTACTTACTACTCCGTCTCCGTCAACTAAACTTATCAATGTTTTCTTAATAATTTGATACTTACCTGCTGCTGAACTTGCTGATCCTGCGTCTACACTTGCAATTTGCCAATCAATTACTTCTTGTAATGTTAGTTCTGATAATTGTTTTCCATAGAACTGGAATGGTGTTATTTTAGATCCACCATAAGGAGTGTTATAGCCTGCACCTTCTGCATTACCAATAACATCTAAAATACTACCGTCGGCACCGACACTAGTAAATTTAGTTTCTAGTGTTTTATCATCTTTTTTTGTAGTTGTAGCAACAGGAGTTGTGCCACTTGTTCCTGGAGGTGGTCCAGCGGTTGAGCTAACAGCGTCTTTGTTGCCAACTCGGTCGCTTTTTCTAAAAGTATCAACACTGGTAAGTAAATCTGCTTGAGGCAAAGGCGTATCAACTAATATATCTGTTCTTTGACTCTTAAAGAATAACGGATCTAAGTTTTCATGTTGTGCATATGGTTCATGACTTGGCATTCTTTTTACGAATGTTTGTATGTCTGAAGGGACTTCTGTTCCTGGATTTGTTTTAGGAACAACGTGTCTAGGCAATGGTATCATTTCTATAGCATCTGCTGCATCAGTTGCCACTGTGCCTGCTGATGACGAGCTGCTGTTTAAATTAATATCCGTGTCTCCATCAATTTCAACGTTGCCGCCTGCGGCATTGATATTAATTGCTCCTTCTGTTGCTGTTAAGTATGATGCTTTTCCTACTAAATTAAGTGTTGTATCAGTATTAATAAACATATCAGTTGCTGAACGTATATGTCCTTGTGCATCTGCTAATACATATAAATTTGCATTTGTGTGATGATGAATATCACCTGTAACTAATGTACTTTGAATTCCGCCAACAGTTGTGTCTTGGTTTTGTTTAACTGTAACTAACATATTTTGTTCTGCTAATATACTAGTATCACTGTGGCTTTCTATTTTTACTTCACCAGTTCCTTCACCGTATCGTCCACTAGCTCTTACATTGACAGCACGACCGCCTTCTATGTTTACATCTCTATCTGCTGTAAGGTTTATATCAGCGTCACTATGTATAGATATACTATCTAAACCATAAACATCAATTTTACCATCACTAGTTAATTCTACCCAAGCTGTTCCTCTACTGTTGGCAATGTAGATAAAGTCTTCACTGTTGTGCATTAATATTTGATGACCAGTTCTAGTTCTAAATCGCATAAGTTCGTTATGTGGTATACTAGACTGACCAAATGTTTCGCCAGCTTCAACATTTGCATATGCTGGCGGCCCTGCTGATGCATGTGATGCTCTTGTTAATTTGTCATCACCGTCATCCATAACAAAACTTGAACCACCAAGCCTGTTAACAAATTTTGAATGTTTAAGTCCTGCTTCTCCAGCAAGCCCTTTAGGTGCTCCGGGTCTTTTATCTATTGGTCCAGGAGTGCTTATTCCAAATACAGCACTAGGAACTTCACGCCTAGCACTCGTACTTGTTGTTCCTCGATTTTCGTCTCTTATTAAACCTTGTATTTCAAGTGCTTGTGTAAAATCTTTGTTGTACGGTTTATTAAATTTTGTTGGGTCTCTTCCTGATCCTTTTTCAACTTTTTTATTATACTCGCCTGTTGGTAATTTTAAACCTTGAATATTTTGCGGAGTACCGGGAGTTGTAAGTGCTGTTGATGCTCTTCCATCTGGAACCATAAAGTTCATAAATTTATCTTGGATACATCCTATCCAAAATCCGTTAGCAATATCGCCTTCAGCAAATGTAACTAAAACTCTTGAGCCAATATCAGGTGGTACAAACCACATACCGTAACTTTTTTGAGTTGCGGCATATCCGTCATTTGCTGACGTATGCGCAGGATTAGTAATACCATAAAATGGTGACAAATATCTAACTTCTATTGATGTTCCTAATCCTTCAGGTAAACTACCTGTAGAGTTATTTTTTAGAATATCAACTTTTAGTGATCCTGAATATGTAGCATCTAAATTACTAACTACAATTGCTTCGAAGGGACCTGTGCCGATAGATTCAATTTTTTTTACGTTTGTTCTTTTAGACTGGGCCAATTATTGAGCTCCTGTAGCATTTGGATCAAATTGTTCTGCTGCTTGTGACGGCTTTGTATTTACTGGATCACCAAACTCATTATAGGTAACCCCGGACGAAGTTTGTGTTACTGGTGAACTTGTTGCTGTGCCCCGTGATGTATAGAACGAAGCAATAGCGGCAATCTTATTACCTTTTTGTACATCATATAAGTTATCAGCTGGATCAAGTGGAAAATATGGCCTTAGTGTTGTGTCAGCTTGTGTTGATTGGGCTGTTTGCGTTGTTGATTTTGTTCCGCTAACAGAATCGTTTGTAGCACCTGCTTGCCCGTCGGACATTGCTGATGGTGGTTCAGGCGGTCCTACAACTCCACCTGGTATTTGACCGTTTCTTGTCCAATCATAAGATCCACCTTCACTTGTGGCTGCACTAAAATGCATAGCATCTGTTGCACTTTTCCAGTCACCGCCCCAACCTAGGCCATATTTAGATGCAAGCGCACTCATTAAACTTCCTGTACCGTCTCCGGGCATATCTGTAGGTTCTGGAGCGTCTTCTGGACGTGGGCGAATCATACCATTATCTTTTGAATTAATATCAATTGCAAGTCCACTAGCATGATAGCTAGGAACACCAGTATCTGTGTTACGCTGTACATATCCGCCTAACGTAGTTATTTCATAACCTAGATCAGTTTCTAACTCGTTAATTAAACCTTGGAATTTATCTGCAACTACAGCAGCAACTTGTGTTGTTTTTCCGCTTGGTGTTGTAATTGTTTTTAACGGACCGTTTGGACCTGTTGGTTTTATTATTTCATTATTTCGATTTGTAGTATCCTCCATTGCATCAGTTCCTGCAACATCGTTAGGATTTTTATCGTTAGGGTTAAGTCCCGGGCATGCTGGTTTTTCAATTACCGCTT